GTAACAATCTCAAAGCCATTGTTTAGGCTACCATCGTTCTTGAAGTAATATGAGGGATGCTCAATCTCTTTGGCCATTGCACCTTTGTTTGTTTGGCTTTCATTTTGCTCTACCTCTAATTCAATACCGAAGTATAGGTCATCTTTCTCATTGAGATGTTCGCCATCAGCCTTGAAGAATGTAGGTCTAGGTTTGTAATTGTAAGACTTGATTGAACCTCCACCAGTATTTTGACATCTATTACATAGCCAATAGTCACAATCATCATCTGAGTTAGAGCAGTCATCCATTAAGCAAGTGTTTTCACAATTACTACATTCAAATGTGCCTACATTGTCTCTACAACCCTCACACATCGTACCAATACCACGAACATGAATTGAGTAATAATAGTCAGAGTGGTACTCATTACATCTTTCGCAATACCAAGCACTATTACTAACGCATCCACTACACCAACACTCCTCGCCAAATCGTGTGTTGACTCTTGTAAGGTCCATGTCTTCGCCATACTCCTCACAATTTTCGCACCAATCTAAGTCACTCTTGCAGTCATCACAATAATAATTGCCATCAATTACTGATAGGTCATCATTTTGATAAATCTTGTCGCAAGTGTGACACGGATGGTAGTCATCGTAACACTTGTCACATACAATCCCATCTTCAGTAGCGAAGTGTTCGCTGTCATTGACAACATCTTCGCATCTTACACATAATAGAAGTTCTACTTCTGTGTCTTTTAGATTTTCCATACATAAAGTTTTAAGGTTTCAAAATAGTGTCTCATCTCATTAGCCGAGAGTACAAGAAAGTTTAAGTGTGTGTTAGAGTCGGGGCATAATCCGACTAGGTGGAGTAGTGTCTCCATAGGTTTCAAGGTTTAGTTTACAAAATTAAGGTAAATTCAAAATGCAAATTCCTAATGAAATGTTAAAGTTTAAAAGGATGACTTCATCCCTTTACATACACCATACCCTTGCCTTTGAGCTGAGCGTACAATCCTATCAGCTAAGGCCCTTGGTAGGATCTGGATAGTGTTGCCAGTTTTGTGGTTGGTAATAGGTGCACAGCCTACTCTTTCTGTATTGCTACATTTCACACAATACGAGTAGCCGAATTTTGTAAGTCTAAGAAGTGGCATATCTTGTCCACATCTTACACATTTGATTTGTTCCATAGGCTTATTTATTGGTTGTTAATTTGTCTATTAGATTCTGATAATATTGTATTATGCCCTTATACTCATCAATTACGAATGCTTCGGCTTCTTCTTTCGTAAAGAATTCGTTTGAACCAAGTTCGTTTGGGTCTTCTATCTTAGATTCGTATGCATCTATATCATACTCTGATAGTTCTCCCCAAAATCCGTGAGCTTCATATACTATTTTCTTTTCCATATATTGTTTTTTAATTGAATGAATAAGATTCTTGCTCCCATCTTCCATTGATTAATGTCTCAACTATATAGTCTCCATTGTAAGGTCTATTCTCCCTACTTACAAGCCATACCCTTGTATCTTCGTCTTGTATTTTTAATTCATCTCCATCCCACGCTTGTTCAATTGTGTCAAGCGTGTACAAATCAGCCAATCTGTAATTTTTCATAATTGTTTATTTAGTTTCTATAATATAAAGTCCTTCATTGTACCAATGTATGTTGGTAACCTTATAGCCATTGTACTTGCCATCTTCTATCCAACATTCTCGTTTCATATAGTCGTTGGCTTCTTCTATGGGGACGATAGATGTCTTACTAAAGTCTGTCATCCCTTCGGACAGTGCAAACTCCCTTAACTTAGGTTCAAGTTTATCAATATGATAACTCTTGTATTCCGACCTATCTAATAATAGGTGGTAGCGTGGTCTAGGCATAATGTTTTTATTTACTCAGCTGAATAATCGTATAGGTCATCAGTTGGTGGTTTACAAATAGATTTTACTTTGTCTATAAATTGGTGGACTTTTCTTGAATTGTCTAACTTGTCTAGCTTAACTTCATACTTTACTTTATGGAACACATTTGGTACTTGTTCCCATAAAATTAGATATGTCTCGCCGATCTGGATATAGTGAAAGTCCGAGATTGATATTTGGGCGTCAGTCTCTTCCCAATAATTGGGTTCTTCGTGCCCAGTTATGTGGATGTTGTTCTTGACTAATAAGTCGTAGATGATTTTAAGCATACTCAAATTTTAGATGTGATTGATAGGCAATTTTTTCCATTACCTTACGGATCTGGTTTTGTGCCTCTTGTCTTGTTGCACCCATTTGGATATGGATGTCTACCATCTTGTCGTAGGTGGTGATACGCTTTCTTTTTGGTTTGCCATTGGCAATTACCTTTGTTATGTGTGTCATAACTTATTTACTTTTTTCTAATTGAATAAATAAATAGGTCATAATCATTCCAATGAAAAACATCAGCATAAATACATTTTGATTTGTCTGATAAAGGAATGGCTGTCTAATCAGCACCCATAGTCCCATAATTAGGGCGTAAATTGCTAATACGCCAATGATTGCATTTATCTTTCTCATAACTGTTTTACGCCATTTTATACGTCTTGGCTGACGTTAGCTTATATGTAGAATTGAATCTTACGGCTTAACCGATATAAAAAAAGAAAGGACGCCCAATGATCTGGACGCCCCTTCTTAGGTCTATAATTACTATTTATTTTCCTCGTCTTTGTTTATTACTAGCTTTATCACCTTTTGCCATCAAGGGCTTTCACTAGGTGTATGGCTGACATACCTCAATCTTTTGAGGGCCTTTGCTCCATACCATTAGACTACCTTTAAAGGTCTATAATTCTTAATGTATATTTTATTATGGCGTTGATGTTTTTCAATCAATTAAATTTACGCATATACAAACATATAGCCTAAGTCTATGAACTATTTTTGCCATTAACAAAATGGCAAGGTCGTTGAATGCACCCACATATAGGCAAACGAGATTGTGCGAATTGCTCGCCTTTCGTTACGAAATTTTACAATAATAAGGTAGTAAGTTTTTGGGACTTTTGCCTTCTTTATCGGACATAAATTGCCCTATTGCTTTGAATGTTTATACACTACTAAATTGATATATCTATCCCCTATAATTGGGATATATTTTTTCAATAATTTCAAAGATGCTCGGTTTTCTTAATGTAGGTATTTGCATTTCGCAAATTAGCATTTCGCTATTTATGTACCTATATTGCACCACTATAAAACCTTTTTTTTAGTGGCATATTGAGGATAGGCAAAAATTCAATTTTTACGAAACTTTATTTTCAAGTTTCTAACCTATCCTAAAATATTACATATTTTTGTAATATCTTGCAACTAATTGCATAACTAACCAAACTGAAAAACCTTTTTGACCTTCATTTTCTTTCAACATAGAAAGTAAATTTTTGGGCGTTATATCGTTTTCGTTGTAGTTAGCAAAAGACTCTAAAAAGTTAGTATCAAATTGTAATAATCTCTTAATACAAAATGAGATACTCTTTGCGTCCTTTTTATGCTCGTTATTAGTCTCAATTTTTGAACTTACTAATTGTTTCCCTTTGATACCTTCTTTAAGATACAAAGGAGCTTTTTTAGTAGCTTCTTTAGGTTTTTCAATTGGTGCTATTGCACTAACTGAAATACCTTTTTTAGAGCTGTTAATAACTTTAGTTACTTTGTTAGCTTTTTTACTAGTAGCTAAAACTAGTTCGTTTGCTTTGTTCATTGTTTTGAATTTTAAGCGTTATTAAATTAAAAGAACTGAAAACAGCTTTTTTGCTATTTGAACGCAATCTACAAAGTTATAAACATAAAATCCAAATATTTTATGAACTATTTTTAAATATTCTTTTTTGTAATATGTAACTAATTGAAAATGAGCAAAAAACACTAAAAAACACATGATAAAAAATTATAATGTGAACAAACAGTAAAATAATAATTTATAAAAAATACTTACTGAAAATAAAAAAAACAAAGTAAAAAAACAATATAAAAAAGTAAGATTAAAAGTAAAAAAAACAATATAAAAAACTAAGATAAAAAACATACATATTGAAAATAGCCATTAAAAAAAAATTTAGTATGAATAAATAAAGTTAGTTAGTTTATGAATTTAGGGTTATTCAATTAGATATTAGTTAATGGATATAAGAAACGCTTACCAATTCATATACTATTATAAATTTTAAATAAATTAGTTAAATTACTTTGTTTTTATCCTTATATATTAATACCTTATATTATTTTGTAATATATAAACTTTTGATTATCAAGGTACTCGGTCAATTAATAGTTAATTTGCACCCCACCCCCTGATCTGGTGGCTGTAATGAGTCTCCCTACCACTTGTATATCTACCATATTCTACCCCACCCAGTCTCCATAAAGCGTTTCCCACACCCACCACTTAATATGTAGTATTATCAGCTGATATGTACTTCTCTAGGCTATCTTCGTCTCCCGTTGGTCGCCTAGATAGTAATACATAACTATAAATGCCATAATACGCAGTACTGCTATAGGGTGCAGTTCAAATTATTTGTACTAAATAGGGGTGTTTGTCCAAATTATTTGGTATTAGTATAATAAATAAATTAGTTTAATAAATTTGGTTAGGTTCAAATTATTTGTATATTTGTTATATGAGTATTACTAAACATGCTACCTACATACACAATCCTTTTAGAGTAGAGCCTGCTTACTTTAGAAGAATAGGGGAGGTATCAGCTAATGCTGAACTTAAGTATAAGACTAGGGATATGGAAGACCATATTAGAATATTCCCAAACGCCTACGATGACTTTCGTAATCTTAATTCTATGGCTGTAAAGATACTTGGGTTCATTTGTAAGGAGTTGAATACTGATATAGTTAGGCTGAACATAATAGACTTAATGGGAGAATTTTCTGTATCTTCAAAGTATACAATTTACAGAGGTATAGAAGACTTATTAGAAAAACAATTTATGGCTAAGAAAGCAGGCACAGACATTTATTTTATAAACCCGGGTAAGATATTTAAAAGAAGCAGGTCTAGGTGGTTTGATGAGACCAAAGAGTTTGACCAAAATAATAAGGATATGCTTCCTAAAATAAGCTCCTATGAAACACAACAATATGAAACTAAATAGAGAAAAGATAGCTGACCTTTACGAAGACTTTTTAGAAGATAATGACACAGAAGGTCATCTTCCTAATGTCAGCAAATCAGTAATAGACACCATTTGTTTTCTTATAGAAAAGAATCCAGATATCATAGACATACATCCAAATTATACCTCAAATAGTACATTATGAAAGCATTAAAACTAACAGCTGTTATCTTTGTTTATTTCTTTTTTCTTCCTTACATAATAGTTGCATTATTGTGTAACCTAGTAAGAGATGTGGTCCTTGAGTCAATAAACTATTTTAAAAACACAAGTATATGATTTGTTACATATGTAATAGACAAGTATCTGAATCTTTAAAGGTAGATGAGCTGAACTTTGGATATTGTGAAAAGCATCAGTCAATAGTTCAAATGGGGGTAGTTAAGTACATTCTTACCCATAATCTTGACTATCTTCATAATGCCAAGCATGACGAGTTTGTCCACAAGAAGAGTTCAGCTGAAATAGAATTTGAAAAGCAAGTATTACCAGAGGACTTAAATGAATTAAATGATTAGAAGAAAAGTTCCTAAGAGTAAGACAAAAAGTAAAGCTAAGACTTTACAAAATCCAAAAAAAGTAAAAGAAAGTAAACTTAAACCTTTACCTAAGCTGATAAAAGAAACTCAGCATGTATTTAACAAATATGTTCGTACAAGAGACCAAGGATTAGTATGTATAAGCTGTGGTAATGATAACGCCAATCAAGCGGGTCATTATTTCCCTGTTAAAGGATTTTCAGCCCTAAGATTCCACGAATGGAATGTCAACCTTCAATGTGCTGGTTGTAATATGTACCTACACGGCAATATGGGGCTATATAGGGTAGGCTTAGTAAATAAGGTAGGAGAATCAGCAGTTAAGGAGTTGGAGGCAATAGCAATAGCTCAGAGGATTAAGAAATGGGATAGAGATGAGTTAGAAAACTTAATTAATAAATATAAATAGTATATTTGTTGTATGGCAAAGATTAAAGTTAAAAAAAGAGAAGAAGACAAGGGGGAGTTTCAGCCTTCTGTTGAAAAAGAATTATTAGTTAAGTCTAAGGCAGCTGAAAGGGCATTAGAAGAAAAAGCTAAACAAGCATTAAGTAATCAATTGAAAGGGAAATGGCAAAAGTAAAAATGATTAAAAGAGCTGATGGCTCTTATTCAAAAAGAGGTCTTTGGGATAATATCCGTGCCGCAGCAGGATCTGGTAAAAAACCAACCAAAGAAATGTTAAAACAAGAAAAAAAAATAAAAGCTAAATCTAAGTAGTATGGCAGGAGCTTTAGTAAAGATATGCAGTTTTTGTAATAAAGAAAAAGAAAATAAATCTTTTGCTAAAGGAAAATTTGATATATGTAATACTTGTTATAAAAAAAATTGGAATATAAAAAATCCAGACAAAGTTAGGGCTCATAGATTATATGGCAACGCTACTAAAAGAGCAAAAACTATGAATTGGCCAAAACCAGATTTTGATTGCAATTGGATATATGATAAAATAAAAAATGGATACTGTGAGGTAACTGGCATTAAATTTGATTTAACTACTGAAGTCAGGTCATCAGTTCACGCAAAAAATCCATGGGTACCATCAATAGATAGAACAGATAGTTCTAAACCATATTTAAAAGATAATGTTAAAATTGTTATATTTATGTATAATGTATGTAAATCTGAATTTTCTCATGAAGATGTTGTTAAATTTTGTAAATTAATAAATAACAAACATGCCATATAAATCAGCTGCATGGCAGCGTTCTGAAGGTAAGAACCCTGAAGGCGGATTAAACGCAAAAGGAAGAGCATCTTACAATAAAGAAACTGGTGGTAAATTAAAAGCCCCTGTTAAATCAGGCGTGAATCCTCGTAGGGTTTCTTTTGCAGCTAGGTTTGCTGGAATGGCAGGACCTATGAAAAAGCCAAACGGAGAACCAACAAGAAAAGCATTAGCTTTGAAGGCTTGGGGATTTGGTTCAGTAGCAGCAGCAAAATCATTTGCAAGTAAACATAAAAAGAAATAATATGCAAAAAAAAGTAAAGATTAAAGTAAAAAAGCAATCAGCACAAGACATTCAAGATGCAAAAGATATAGCTATAAGTGCAGCAGACAAAAAGTACAATGATGCAAACATTAAAGCACTTGATGAGTCTAGTAAAAGAATGAATGCTTATTTAAAAGGCAAACCAAAGAAATAATGAAAGGCAAATCTAAGTCAGCCGTTTATTTTCAAAAGAACCCAGATGCTCGTAAGAAAAAGAATGCCTACAACACTTCGTATCACGCTACACCTGAAAGAAAGAAATATAGGGTTAGATTGAACAAAGCAAATAGACAGGCTGGAACTTATGGGAATGGGGATGGTAAAGATATGTCTCACACAAAGTCAGGTAAGTTGGTCAAAGAAAACCAATCAGCTAATCGGGCTAGGAATGGTAAAGATGGTAACTCATCTAAAAAATAAAACACACAACACACAATGAAAGCAAGAAGAAAAATGCTCGTAGTTAAAAGCTATAGAGAGCAAAAAGAAACACATGAAGTCCATTTAGACAATGGAGAAACTCTAAGACTTTATATAGGTAGAAAGTACGGAGAAAACAACCGAGAAATTAACCCAGTAGTTTGCGAAGTATTAAGCATAGGAAAAGATGTAAACAATATAGAGATTGGAGATATGCTTATCCTACATCATAATTGTTTAGATAACGAAGCATTGCTTATTGAAAGAGATAATGAACAAATGTGCGACATAGTAGCCGTGTATTGGGATGCTACTATATATGCAAAGATTAATAAGGAGACTGGAGAGCTTACTCCGATTAATGGAAACTGCATAGCCAAAAGAATACCTAAGAAGATTAAAAGTACAATGTTTCAGCCTTTTGAAATGACAGAAGATTATGAGTTTGAGATAGTTTCCGCACCCTCAGATTTTCCTGAAGTTAAAAAAGGAGATAGGGTTTTGTGCTATAAGTACTCTGATTATGAAATGGTTTATCATTTTAAAAACGAAGAAAAAAGAGCCATAAGATTATCTAAAGAAGATGTGCTTGGCATATTGAGTTAATATGCTAAATTTGGGCATGAGTCGTGCCATAATAATCAATTCATCAACTGCTACAAGTTTGTTAGCTGACATTAAGAATATAAAGAAACTTAAGTCAGAAAATTTTTGCACCTCTGGAGTGGTTTTGTTTTTTGACAAGTATGACGATGTGATTTGTTTTGGTTCAAGTTATGAAGACATACTTGAACTAGCATTTGATTTAACACCACCTGACGCTAAAGGATACTATATTATAAAAGATGTAGAAGAAGCATTATCAGAAGATGAGATAGATACTATTTATGATTCTTTAATGGATGAAAGACTTTCTATATTCTTAATACAAGAACAAGAACCAATCAAGGTAACTATATGTCTGAATTAGATTTATTAAAACAAGAACTTCAATTATATAAGCAGGATGGAATGTATGCACTATTCTTTGCTTTAAATAGAAAGATTAATGAGCTATCAGCCTCATTGAACAGCATTACCCTTGACCTAAATGGAGACGACAAAACCTTTGAGCGTTTCCAAAAACTAACCTCCTCTTTAAAAGATATGGTAGATTCAGTTAATTGGTTGAGGGTAAACTATCTTAAAATGGATGAGTCAGAAGCCAAAGAAGCAGAGAAGAAGGGAGTACCTCTTATAGAACAACTTATCAATGAAAATAAAAAGCCAAAGTAACGGGGTAAATATATCAGCATATATAAACACCGATGAACTTGAAAAAGCTATACTAGCACCATACAAAGAAAGAATAAAGGTATTAGAATCTCAAGTTAAGAAAAGGAATAATTACATAAAGAATATGCACTTTCAGCTGAAGAGAAGAAAGTGGATGATGTATTTAGGGTATATATCAAACCAATTATTAAAGCCATTACCTAAGCAATTAACTAACAAAAGGCTAATGTGTTTATTCTATATGTACGAAAGGGACTTTACAAATGTCAATAGGATGAAAAAAGACTTTTTAGAACTAGGGATACCAGTATCAAATATATACACAGATTTTAAATACCTAATAAATATAGGTCTTATTAATAAAGACAAAAGGGAGTTTTACTTTATTCTAGATAAGGGGAGAGAGGTTGTAGAGTATTACGAAAAGAATATGAAGATTAAGTTTTGGCATATGGCAGGTGTTAAACAAGATGTAAGCCAAATAAAAAAAGAAGAGCCACCTACAAAAGAATGTAAGTATAGTCCACAGGAGTTAGACAATAGAAGAGCTACTTATGTAAAACTAATGAAACCATTTTGGGAACAAGGTCTTAAAAAGATGCCAAGAGATAAAGGGAAGAGAATTGAGCTTTTGGGGAATTGGTTAAAAAACAAAGGCATTACTGACGAATGGTACACCAAACGCATATACAATTGGGGTTCAAAATAATTTAGTACATTTGTAGGAAACACAAGAATATGTTTTCATCTTTGGATTCTCTTTTAAATATGCACATGGATAAGCCCTCCAAAAAAAGGAGTAAGGAATATGGCTTAAAAGTGGCACAAGGTATATTCAATTCAGCTGATAGAAATAGCGATGGGTTTTATGGCCGTAGATATAGAATTTGGAAAGCTAATAGAGAGTTTTCTATGGGTACTAACTCTATGAAAGAATTCATGGATTTATTAAGAGTAGAAGGTAATCAAACATATATTAATTTAGATTGGAGTACAATTAAGATTGCACCTAAGTTTGTTGAGATTCTTTTAGGTTCATTTATGTCAAGAAGAGAGAGGCCTATTGTAAAGGCTTCTGATGATATGAGTTTTTCTATTAAAGAGATGGAAAAACAAGAGGCTGCTTTTAGAATGAAAAATAAAGAGCAGATAATCGCTCTTGAGCAAGAAATTGGTCATCAGATTGAGTCTCAGAAGTTTATGCCTGAAGACGAAGATGATATGGCATTATATTTTGATTTAGAATATAGATTACCAGAGGAGATATTATTTGAGACAAAGATTAAGAAGGTATTAGATGAGAATGATTATGGAGTATTAAAAAGAACTTTAATAAGAGATATAGTTGATTGTAATTTTGCATCTACTAAAGTATACTTTGATTCAAACCACAATATTAAAATAAAAAGGGTTAAGCCTGAGAATTTAATATACAATGTATTTGAAACAGACAATGGCAAAGACTTGGGATATATAGGAGAGGTTAAGCCAATGAAGATTTCTGTAATTAGAAAAAAATATAATCTAGATGAAGAAACGCTATTCAAGTTGGCTCAAAAAGCTTCTCGTGAACTTAAAAGGTCTGAAAACCTTTATTGGAAAGATTCATATAAATACACAGAAATTAGGCCCTATGATGACTACGCGGTTCTTGTCTTTGACTTTGAAGTAAAGACTACTGATGTAGAATACACTGTTAAGACTGAGAATAAGTTTGGTAATGTACTTGCTATACCTAAGCAAGGCAGACCAGTGGCACCAGAAGGACAAGAGTTAGCTGGTGAGGTTATTGAATCTAAGATGATGAATATTTACCATGGGGTATGGGTATGTGAGACAGAGATTATGTTAGAGTGGAATTTAACTTCTAATACAATAAGACCTTATAACAATGGCGTAGATGCTATGTTTAGTTATTCTGTTATATGTCCTAACGCAAATGGTTCTTTAATACCTTCTATGATTGAAAAGGCAATGGGCCCGATTAGGCAGATGTTGGTTATTAGATTAAAGATGCAACAGCTGATTGCCTTAATGAAACCAGATGGCTTTGCAGTAGATATAGAAGGATTTTCTGATGTTGATTTAGGATTAGGTAATACTATTGAGCCATTAAAGTTGATGAAGATATACGACCAAACGGGTAGGGTATATTGGAATTCTAAAAATGACGATGGTACTTCTAAGGCATTTCCAATTACGCAATTGCCTAACAATGGTAATGTAGCTCAATTGAATATGCTAATAGGACAATACAATTTTGAGCTAGACAGATTAAGAGAAGAGATGGGTATATCTGAATACAGAGATGGCTCAAGCGTTCCTGTTAAAACTGGTCTTGGAGTAATGCAAAGCCAAATACAAGCTTCTAATTCAGCTACTGAATATATTTACGATGGGTTTTCTACTTTAATGGAAGAGACTGCTGAAAAGGTTTCTATGATGTTATGGGATTCTGTAGTATTTAAAGCTAATAAGTATAAGGAGTTTGAAGGGTATGATTTAAGTCTTTTGGATATGACATTTGATGTTAAAGTCCAAATGATGCCTGATGATAAAGAAAGAGCTGAATTAAATAATTTAATGATGCAGGCTTTACAATCTGGAGCATTAACCTATGAGCAGGTATTTAAGATTAAAAATATTGATGATGTTAAATTAGCTGAATTGTATTTAGCTAAAAGTATGAAGAAGGCTAAGAAAGAAGCAGAGGAAAATGCTCAAAGAAACTCTCAAATGAATGCTCAGATTCAGCAACAATCAGCCCAACAGAAAATGCAGCAAGATGCACAATTAGAGCAATTGTCTTCTCAAGGCAAAATGGCTGTTAACAAAACTAAGGGTGATTCGGATAGAGACCTAGAATTGATTAAATTTGCAACAACAATGTATATGGAGTCTTTAAAAACAGGACAACCATTACCAGATGATATAAAGCAAATGGCTGATTCTATTTTAGGTAATGCTGTCCAAGAAAAAGCACAGCAACAACAACAAGAACAAATGCAAGAGCAACAAGCACAACAACAAGCACAAGCTCAAGCAGAACAAGAACAACAACAATAAAAAAATAAAAATATGAGTTTAGGATTAACCCAATTTGATGCTAAAAAAAGCATGGATGTTTTTGGTAGATTAAAAATTACCAGACACCAAAATATATATGACGCTGACTTTGAATACGGCTCTCAACCACTTCGTTGGGAAAGCTATACAGCTGGTTCAGCGACAGTTTCTGCCTTACCAAATCAAGGTGGTGTTGGTATGAACGTAACAGCAGCAAGTGGTGATATTGCAATTCGTCAATCAAGACCATATCATAGATACCAACCCGGTAAATCTATGTCTATGGCTTCAGCTGTTGTGTTTGGTGGTCCAAATACAAATCAATATCAAAGAGTTGGATTTTTTGATGATGCTAATGGTGCATTTTTTGAACAAGGAGTTCCAACTGCCCTAAACGCACAAGGGATGTATGTTGTTGTTCGTTCTGATGTTGGTGGAGTTATTAGTGAATTAAGGGTTCCTATTACTGATTGGAATGGAGATAGTACTTTTATAAATAATATCAATTGGGATTCAATTCAAATGTTATCTATTGAATATGCTTGGTATGGCGCAGGATTGGTTCGTTTTGGTGTAACAATTAATGGAGAGCAAATATGGGTTCATAATATTGGTTTTGGTAATACAGCAGGAAGAACAACAGCTTGGGCTAGAACTGGTAACCTTCCTGTAAGATATGAGTTAAGAAATTTTGGTGCAAGTACTATTACTTCAATGACTCATTGGGGCGTATCTGTAATGGTAGAAGGACAATCAGATGACCAAAGAGGTTTTACTTATGCTTATAGTATGTCATTAGGTACTCCTACAAGAACAGTATCCGGTGGAACTACAAGATACCCAGTGCTTTCTGTTCGTAATCGTGTAATGGGAACATTAGAATACACCCAAGCAAGTTCAGCAATTACAGCAGGTACTACTACTACTGTTACTGTTACTGGAACACCATGGACTGTTAATCAATGGAGAGGAAGATATTTTTACAATTCTACTCTAGGTTTTACTGCAAGAATTGTAAGTAATACAGCAAGTGTTTTAACAATAGCTGATGTAGTAACAGGTGGTGTAACAACAGCTTCTGCTGCTGGTAATAGCTATACAATTGGTTTATTAAATAGAGGTATGATTATGCCTTTGCTTTTAAATATATCTTCAGATGCTCTTTGTACTATTGAATTAATTTCAAGTACAACTGCAAGTCCTGTAACTCTAACAGGTGCAACATTTGCTCCATTAACTGGGTTAGGTTCTGTCAATTCTTTTGCTGAAAGAGATGTATCAGCAACTGCCTTAACTGGTGGTGAGGTTGTTTATGCTTTCTTATCTCCAGCTGGTGGGTCAGGATTAGTACAAATTGATTTATCTAATTTCTTCCCATTATATAGTAATATTTTAGGTAATAAACCAGATGTTTTAACTGTTGCTGTATCTACAAAAGCAGCTACACCTGCTAATATAGGTGCTAGTATAGTAGCTCAAGAAAAAATGTCTTAACAAGCTTTTTTGTGTGTGTGTTTTCATAGATTAAAGGGGATGCGGTTTCTACCGCGTCCTTTTTTTTGTATTATAAAAAATAGTATATTTGTTCTACGTTTAGGACAAGTAAATCCCAAAAACAAAATATATGGAAATCACAGACATCGTTCAACAGTATGCTGCTGAACAACAAAAAAACAGTTCTTTAACAGAAGCAACAACCGAAAATACCTCGGTAAATCAGGAGCAAGCAGCAGTACCAACTGCTCAAGAAGTTCCAGCTGAACAAGCAATAACTCCAATAGAGACTAGAGACCTAGACCCTTTACAAGAGTTTGCTAGAACATTATCAGCTGAACAATTAAGAGAAGTTGAGGAGGCTCAAGCATCTCAACATATTGAAAGTATTGTAGAAGAGAAATTAACTGAAGAAGAGGTATTAGATGAAGAAGATTTTATCAAACAAAGAACAGAAGGCATGTATTCATCTTGGGATGAATTACAAGCTGCTTTGCAAGAGCAACAAACTCAGCAAATAAAGTTTGAGAATGAAACTTCAGAAATATTATATAATCTCATAGCAGAAGGTAAGATTAACGAGGTGGCTGATATTCTTTACAATAAGAAGATAGCTGATGAGATTAAAACAAAACCAGATGAAGAGGTATTAAAGTCTTATATTAAATTTCAAAACCCAGAGTTTGATAGTGAAGATATAGAGGCTGAATACCAAGAAAAATATTCTATTGATGAGTTTGCGTTTGACGAATCCAAGCTCAAAAGAGAACAAAAAAAATTGAATCAGAAAGTCAAAAATGATGTTTCTGAGGCAAGACAGTTTTTTGAAAGTATGTCTGAGGAAATAAAATTTCCGCAATATACGCAACAACAACAGGTTGAATCTCAAGAAGATACGGAAGCCCAAGAAGAAAGGCAGAAGTTCTTAGATAGTTTAAACGGTGTTGAATCGCGTATAGGGTCTATTCCATTTAATTGGAAGGACGATAAAGCAAGTCTTAGCATCAATGGTAAGTTTGAAATTCCTGCGCAGGAAGCATCAAAG